TCATCTTAAGTTCTGCCATCTGGATAGAGTTTTGAATCTCTAAAACAGATTGAGTAGGCAATTTAAGAATAGCAACTGGAAATGATGCGCCACTCCAAATTGCATCTGGATCGTTTACTGTAATTGTTGATGAAGATATAGCAGTAACTACAGTAAATGCATATGTAGGGTTATATCCAATAAAATCACCAACATTTACCACGCCCACCAAAGACGATGCAGTAGCAATAACTCCTGTGTTTAAAGTATAAGAAGTGGCATTAACGCTAGTAGATGAGGCTATGGCTCCTACCCAAGATGCAACACGGCTTACAAGAGTATTGGCAGACTGGATAAATTGAGCCATAAGTTTCCTTAACGTGTCGGTATAGCAGGATTATAAGGTATTGGTATCTTTCCGCTAGGGTGACAAACAAAATCTGAGTAATATTCGTTCACTATTGCGTAAAAAAGAATCTTGTCTTTTTTCTCTTTCTTAATAAGCTCCCAAGGACGGTTATTAAACCATCTAGACTCAATTTCATGGGCAAAGCATTTAGGCAATTCCATTACATGAGCAGTACCCGCAAAGAATGGATTGTCTGTGCCATGTTTGGCATAAAACTCTCTTCTTTCTTTACAAAATTCTTTTATATTTTCTACATTGTGTTGAGTGTATTGAACATACCTCGCACCATCAATTGCCCCAACTTTATAGTCTAGGTTAGTAGTCTTGAATGTTTGTGACCATGTACCCGATTTAACTTCATTGAACAGTTTGTCGTTTTGACGGAAAACCCCATCAAAACCAGCCTCCAAATTACCTTTTAAATAATAATCTTCGCTTACTTCATCTGTTTCATACTTTTCCATGCATTTAACTCCTTTCCAAAGAAGGCTCCTTAGAACCCCCTTCAGAAAACCGTTTAGGTCAAATAACGCTTAACTTGAGTTGTTGCTCTAGCAGCAGTAACCGCAGTACCTGATGAGGCAACCGCAGCAAGAACCGCTACACCCGCAGGATTGCGAACAATCAATGTACCTTCCATGATGTATTGATCCAAAGAAGCATCTGCGTTTGAGAAGACTTCATTATTTGGGCCAAGCTCACGGAGTGAACCCCATTGAATGACATCAGGATTCAAGAACAATGCAGAAGTATTGTCTGAACCTGTTTGGTCCATGATCCAACTGTCATCGATCTGATAGGTATAGTTAAAGTCACCTTCATATGTGCCAATCGTGTCACCTTTGTCAGCAGGGTTGAACCTGTTGATTGAACGGCTTGTAGGCATCTGATCAGAAATATGGGTTCTCATTGAAGTGGGAACAACCATGTTGGTGATTTTTGCGTTAAAGCGTTGTTCAGCAGTTGTTACCAATTGCTTGTACAAGAATGGGCTGAATTGCTGAAGTGTTACGCCAGAAGCACTTGCGGTGAAACTGAAATAACCCAAACCTGCATTAGACAAAGAACCGTTAAAAGGTGTGTTAGTGCTAACACCACTAGTTACGTCATTGGCATCAGATGTTGCAAGGTTCAATACGTCTGTACCTGAAGCAGCATTGCCTGAACGTGTTCCTGCAAACGAAAACAAAGAACCAAATCTTCGTCCTTGGTTAACAGAAGTCACGCCAGAAGGTTGTGTACCTGCTTGACCTGAGTACTTGATTGAACCACCGTCTGCACGAACCATCTGGAGTTCTACGTCAAACATAATCTCAGTCAATTGCTTAACTTCTTGATATGCTTGTGGGTCACCACCAGCTTGTTCAACCGCACGGGCTGTACCTGTAGCACCAATCACAGTTGTAAAAATCTGTGTGTAGTTACCGCAGTTTGCACGGGTGTTTGAAGATGCAGTTGTAGAGTCTACGGCAGCTCCTTCCAATCTAGCGTTTAAGCCAGGTACACGGAAGTAGTCAATAGGCCAAATGTGCAAAGTTGAATTAACTTTACGCTTTTTGGACATAGCCATATTTGTCAAAGGCGTTCTGTCTTTAACGTAGTTGGAGACTGTTAAGTCCATGTCTTTAACAACAATGTCGGTTGCATAAGAACCGTTACCATTGCCAAGTGCTGTTGATGTAATCGTTGCCATCTGAAATACTCCTAAAGTTACCTACGTCTTTTGTTTGACGCAAGCATGGTTGCTAAAAGATCCCTAGCCGCATTCTTATCGCCTTTGTCAGCACGTTTCTGAAGGTCTTCAGTTGGATCGGGCATACTTGTTTTACCTTTAGCAGTTTGCTTACCCGCAGCAGCGAGTGAGCCTCCAGCATTCTTAATCTTTGGTCCTTCTCTGAACTTAAGTCCATCCCTGACCAAACTTAACAGGTATTCATCACTAGACACCAAATCAATATTTGGAATGCCTGGGACAATTGCAAGATTTGCACCTTTCCAATCCCTAGCCAACTTATCCCGTAATTCGGTGTAGTGGGCTTTGTTGGACAGTTCTTTATCCGTAAAACTTTGTCTTGCTTGTTCCAATTGTTGAGAAACTAGCTGACTCCGTTGTTGAAAAAACTGTTCAACTTTAGGACGATTCGTTTGAATAAATTGTGACTTTTCTTGGATCAATTCTTGGTTTCGAGCAATTGCTGCTTGAGCTTCAGATTGACGTACAGGATCAGTCGCATTTTGTAGAATACGGTTCCATTCTTGGTTATATTTTTGAATTGTGATTAATTCATCAGCTACAGCTTGTAACTCAGGAACTATGGTCAACTCTAAACCAATTTGTAACCCATCTATTTCATTCCTACGTTTCACTTCAAATTCTTCAAACTCGGCTCTATCAGCTTTCAGTTTGCGGGAATTTTCATCCAAAGCACTTGTTTGACCAAGAAGAGTAGCCGCCTTCTTTGCAGTTAACTCAACAAAACCGCCTTCTACGTTTTTATTGGGTATTTTGAACTTTAAATCAGGATTCTCATCAGCAAACGTAAAGAAATTGACTGTATTGTTATCTCCTTCGGAGGACTCTACACTATTCTCTTCATCTACTGTTTCTTCAGTCTCACTTACGCTTTCTTCAGGTTCGCTTCCATCTTCAGGTTGCGCCTGTGGGGTAGGGGATGACTCCTCTACTTGTCCACCTGGTGGCGGTGTGCTTCCATTGGGCTGTGGATTGTTCCGTCTGTTGACGGCAATCATTTCAGCTATGTTGGCAACTGGGTCACCAGTTTGTTGGGTAACGGTCTCAGGTGAGGTCACGTTTTCCATTAGTTTATCCTATTCTATAAAAAATGTTAATTCTTTTTATCGATTTGTGTTTGCACACTAGACGATAAGTAAACGGTCAATTCAATGAAATCAATAAAATCCCTTGCTCCACTTATAAAGTGGGCATCCCGAATTCTATCCAAATCGGTCTTTGCATCCTCCATTCTTTCCATCAAGCTAAATCTATAAAGATTGAACATCAAAGCAAAATCTGAGTTTTTAAGAAGACGGGTGGCTATTTCCCCGTTTTCTATAAAGACCACTTGTTTTTCAACTTGGTCACTCTTGACATCTCGGTGCTTGGTTCGCCTATTGAAGTACTCAGTAATATTGCTTAGTAAACTTTTCATTTTTTTAATCTACTTGTACCGCACTTAATTTGTTTCTAGAAGCAGCCAATGATTCAAACATATTGTCTGTATCAATGTCATCGGTCTTCTTCTTGATGAATTGAGTATTTGCCACGGTCTCTTGTGCTTTAGCCAATTGAACTTGAGTCTTAGATTTGATTTGCTCATCTTGTGAAGATGGTGGTTTCTGAGACATGAATTGGCTGATCTTGGCCCATTCTTCTAAAGTCGGTAAATAAGCATCAAGGTGCTTAATCCCCAAAGACCTTAAAGTGTCCTCATAAGGTAACCTGAGTTTAGTAAACATTTCAGGCATTTGAGGAGGAACTTGCATCATGGCTTGTCCAAATTGTTGTTGGGCAGCGGTGATGAGTTGTTGGCGAGTCAGTCTGTTTTCTTCAGACATAAAGCCCATTGCCAAATCTAGACTCATCATTTTGCGGTCAATAAATTGGTAATTTTCAACTGCTTGGGCATCTAAGAATCCACCTGCGTCTTGTGAGCAAGCATGAGCCAATTGCTGAATGTTGTAATCATCAGCGTATTGAATCATGGTTTTCCATGTCAGATAGATAACGTCTTTGAGGCCAATGGCGCAATTCTTGACCATTTCATCTTGGATTAACTGGTTCGGACCCATAGCGGTCTGAAGCTTAAATCCAGAGTTTCCGTCCTTCATCACTTCAGGATTTAAAGTGTCCCCAGGTGAGGTCATCCCAATCATTGCCATCTTTTCACCGTCAAATCTTGCCATAGAAGATTGAACGTATCCCAAATTGCCTTGGAGTGCTTGTGGCTCCCAAACGTGTTTATTAGGATCGAACTTCCTATCCAAGATAAACATGGCAGACACGCCTCGTTGGATTTCTTCGGCATCTAAGAACTCAGGGTTTACACCTATTCTGGGGGTAGAAGATTGTAAGGCAAAAGCCAGTTCAGCTCTGCGGATAGAAGTGGCATATTCTTGCATGGGCACTAAACGCTCACCCAATGAATATCCAAAGAAATTCCCAACAAGGGGTTTGGGGTTCATGTTAGCCAAAGGAATAAAGTCTACTTCCTTGGCATACAGAATGTACGATCCTGAATAACATAACTCAATGATTTCTTCTTCACCATCATTGTCAATGTCTTTTCTAAGCCAAACCGTAGTTAACATGACCACTCTGGAATAACGATCTGCACCTTGGGATGCGATAACTCCTTGACCAGGTACGGGAGTTGAGTCTCTGGCATGAAGAGCCAAATCATTCTCTAGCGCACCCGCTTGGTAAGCACCCGCAGGACCGTAGGCAGCGTGATCGGCAAATTTCTCAAGGTCAATGTAAGGATACAGAACCTTGGCTTCATGGATAGTCATTGGGTCATAGAACCCGATAAAGTCCTGATCGGCAATCTTAGGCACGGTTGGGTTGCAAACAAAGTAATGTTGGGCAACGTGTTTGATCTTGATGTTGGTAGAGTATCCAGTTAATTTGTATTTGGCTTTATAAATAGTGTTATTTTTTAAAGCATCGTTTAGTTCTTCGCCTTGGGTTTCTGGACCGTCTTCTTCTGAAGGTTGCATCATTTCAGCCATTGCACCTTGTATATTAACGTCAACACGCTTCATGTTTTGGCGTTTGGTGGTCAATCCTGAATCGGCAGCTTGGATTTCAAAAGCTCTTAATTGGTCTTTAGTGCCTTCAACTTCCTTGTACATGGTGACGGTTTCCCGAATGGGCATGACCATCACAATACCGTTTTTATGAAGAAGTGAGTCTTGTGCCCAATCCCTGATAATGGCATAAGCATCATTTCTATCATTGATAAAATACTTCACCATGTCGGTGGCTTGTTTGGCAGAAACAGCATCCAACTCATTAAACCGCCCAAACTCAAAGTTGACCTGACCATCTGGCATCAGACACTTGGTAATGACCGCAGTTGCATAGTCAATGCCTGGGGTAACGATAGGCGCAATATAGTCGATACCACGGACAGGCTCGGTAGAGTTGGATACGGGGATTTGTAAGTAGTGGTAATCCGTAAATCGGTTGTAGGTATTCTTGGATTGTGTAAGTCTCAAGTAATCCACCATCTTGACATAGGCTTCATGGGCTACTTGTTCGACAATTCCACGGTTACCAGTAGGACTAGCTAGGTTTTCTACTATGACGTTTTGTTTGTCTAACATTCTTATATCCTTTGTACCTTGCCCTCGATGGGCACAAACCTACGTTTTTCAAAGTTGTTGGCCCGACTGACAACGGATTCTCCATGACCTTGAATTAATGCAAGTATACCTATTCTTGCGGAATCTATACAGTCATCTGGATCACTAAATCGGCCTTGGTTATCTATGGCATAGTTGCGACATTCATCTAGAAAGTCTCTGCAAGACTCATTGATCATCAATGATCTACGCTCTAGCCCCATTCGCATTATATTGATTCCATAGGCTTTGTGGTTGGTTACTTTACCTTGGTCATTGGCGGGGTTTAGGATTGCACCCTCAATGCAGTTAAGCCCATAGCTATCTTCAAATACTTCCCTAACACTTTGTTCTGTGAGCGTGTACCTACCAGCGGTCGCTGCATCATGCGGTAGCGCAATTGGGACACCCCTTGTGTCTCTGTCAAGCAAGTAATGAACATACTCATCTGGCGTTTCCCCTGTAGGGATTTTGATTTGCCTGTGAAGATAAATTGTCTCTTCAACTGGATCACGAAAAAAGAATGAAATAACTGTCGGGTCATTTTTAATTCCTAAATCAAAACTAATCAACCTTTCCAATGCATCATTGTTCCTAAGTTCTATATCTGTGGCTTTGTAAGTAGGCCAATCAAGGATAGGAAACACCACGCCTTGACCCACCAAAGGAATGCCTTTCATTCTACAATCCCTCTCCCAAGGCATAAAGTCCCGTGCCAACTGTTCTCGCTCTTCTTTCGTGAAGAAAGGCTCATCCCATTCATTAACGTAAGGGACATCATCCCAAGTTACCCTGACATGGCAATATCCTTCGGTCTGATCCCAGAACTTTCTGACCAATCCTGTCAAACCTTTGAGGGGCGTAAACGAACAAATGACCTGACCATTCCTACTGGCGGTACGCACCACCAATTCAGAAAAAGTCTCATCTGGGGGTTGTTCATCCAAGACCACCAAGTCGAGTTCATACCCCTGTAGATGTCTGGTCTCTTGGGTGTAATTAGAAAAATACAGTTTGGACTTGCCACCTGTTTTGTGCCATACCTCAATCGACAGGACATTGGCGCCATCTGCTCGGTAAGATTTAAAGTCAATAGTCTCTTTAGGTATAGCACCTGACCCCAATTTATAGCCTTGTTTGATATCGTCACACCCCAACATTTTGGATTGTAGCGTTTTAGCAACTTGTTCCCAAGATTCCCCAGAGCACATTGCAATGATAGGTTCATCAAAGACCTTACCTTTCCATCCTTTGGGGTATCGGCCTGTCAGGTGGTAGGCGGTCTCAAAGGTAGATGCAATGGTCTTGCCTGATCGGTTGGCAGCGATCATCCCTCTACGGGTATGGGTAGAGCCAGTAGCAAAGAACTTTTTTTGGTATTCAAAGGGCTTAAACCACTTGAGCTGATTAAATTGCATATCGTATGCAATCTTGTCCCTGGCGGTTTTCATTGCCATTTTTTGTTCATTGGTCATCAGCTTAATGGCTTTCTTGCCACCAGAGACCTGAACCAAATACTTTAACGCCCTACTCTTGTAGAGGGGTAGGACATAGTCGCTTGCTTCACTTTTTGCCATATTTTTCGGACATATCCAAGAGTATCTCCGCTGCGCTTGCTAGATAGAATATTTCTTCAGGGGTAAAGGTTTGTTCACCTCGAAGATTTTTTTCCAAAAGTTCAAGGCTTTTTCTGGCACATATTTCTGTTTGATCAGGAAGTTTGTGCCTAAAGACTTTGGAGTAATCGTCCATTTAAGCCCAAGGATTGGCGATGTTCTTTTCGGTAAATGTGATGATGTCTTTGTCGATCAAAGGCCATATCCCTGCACCTTTTTCTCCAATACAGTATGAATAGATACCCCTTCCTTTTTCGGTGTAGGAACCATCTTGTCTTCTAAGAAGAATCTCTTCTGTACGGGGGTCTATCCATCCGTATTTCTCAGGTTGGGTTTGACCAAACTTATTGATTCTGGAACCGATTGCGACTTGTTCTACAGGGCCTGATATCTGATAGGTAATCATGCCATTTTCATATTTCCAGAAGTTGATCATTACCTTTTTATCAGACTGTGGGTCTAATGGGTGGGGCATATTGGTTGCGCCAAAGAAATGAATTCTGGCATCTTCTGGGGGAA